CGTTTTATTTCTTCAAGGTCTTCTGGATTATTAAGTTCTCCTTTGTAATATTCACCTAATAGTTTATTAAGTGATTGTCTCTTAATATGTATGCTTTTTAATTTTTGTCTTTCTCTACTTAAAATAATCAACCATTTAGAATGTAGATTAGGTATTTTCAAACTTTCTTTATCAAGAGAAGTATTGTCCATAACTGTATCTTTTGACCACTCTTCCATAATATCTTCTATTTTCATTCATATCACTCCATATTATTAATCATCCGGATGTTTTGGCGCTGCTAATAGGCCTTTTTGACTTCTTCTTCGTCTAGGTTTACTTTTATATATATGCTTTGCGGAAAAGTATCCAGCAAAAAAAGAGGGTACAATCATCATTGTAACATATATAGTCGCTTTGGTTACATTCAATATAGCTTGTATTTGCCATAAGAGTTCTTGCATTTTAGAGAGATTCTATAGTATACATCGAGTATCTAAAACTGACAGTAGCTTCTAAGTAATCAATATCAGAAGCTGTGGTAGTGAATAATAATTGAGAAATAGATTCTGGAAACATATTTGTGAACTTAACTCTTAGATTAGGATTGTATTTGCTACTTAGTATTGATAGTGTAGCATCCGATAAATTGGATTGATTTATACTAGCATTCTGAAATCTCTTATATTGATTCATAGAAGAAGGTGACCCTAAACCTACTAACCAATTATATATCTCTATATAGTTCTTTAGATCTTCGTCTACTCTGAAAGAGATATCGAATGGTGCGAATGTTAATTTTTCACCGGGCAGAGGATAATCGAGTAGTGGATTAACTACATTAGTTGTTCCCAAAGAAATGCCAGGCAGACTGGCTGATTGGGAAAAGTAGTTCATAGTTGGTGTTCTTTCAAGCACCAATCTAAATCCTGTTTGGCCAAGAAAATTCTTATTAGATGGATCTGATGCCATTTTATACCTCCTAATGTATTTATAAAAAAAGAGAGGGCCGAAGCCCCCTCTTAATCAGGTCTGATAAACTCAGATCTTACATTAGGTTAGAAACAGTAACTAGACGGTAGTAAACATTCTTCTTAGCGAATGCGATAGCACCATCAGCACTAGTGGTAGCAAAAGGATTGGCGACCATGCCGTAGCGGGTCTTGAAGCCAATCTTTGGCTGGAAGGTATTTTCACCAACCGCACGAACCATCTGAAGTGGAACGTATGGGCAGTAGAAGAGACCAGCGTCGAATGCGCTTGAACCCTTATAACCTACGGTGAAGTACTGATTACCAGATGCGCTTGAGAAATATGGATCTACATAAACTTTAATCCGACCGTTCATGACACCAGCAAAGGTATTGCCTGTATCATCTACGTTAAGAGTATTAGCTAATGCAGGTGCATAATCTAGAACACCGGCCATCTGAAGAGCAGAAGCTACGTCTGAACCGCAGATTAGGATATTACCCTTGCCGCGACGTGTTGACTTAGCGATCTGATTGGCTTCGCGTTCGATTTGGAAGATCATACCCTTGAACTTCTCAACTGACCACCGGCCATTTGAATCGACATCTAGGTTGAAAGTACCTGCGGCTGAGGTGTTCTCTTGAGCACCAGCAGTAGCAGTATAGTTAATGGTCCGAACGACTTCCCGGTTAATTTCTGAAAGAATTTCAGCGGAAAGAATATTTGAAAGCTCGGTCTCAGCATCTAGGCCATGAATGGCTTTAAGATCCTGTGCGAGTTCCATGGTGTACTCTGCCTTTAGAGCGCGAGATACGGCGGTTACAGCAACCTTCTCGACTGAGAAAGCCATCTCGGAGAATGCGTTTGTAGCGGCATCTCCTAGTGCTTCACCAGTAGCCGTAGACATACCGGTATGGGGGCTATATGCTCCACCAGTAGCACGGGCAGTTGGGTCATTACCAGACTGTAGACCGCCAGCAGAACCATCGATAACACCACCGAAGTTGGCGGTATTAGCACCAGTTCCACCGGTAGCTGAGTGAGAAGTATTAGCTTCGTCATGAAGTGCTTCTGCACCGGATTGAGTGTTGAAACGTGAACGCATGGCAAAGATAAGTCCAGTTGGACCTGTCATTGGCTGCACACCACATACGTCATACGCGACCATGTTTGGCATGGAGCGGCGGACGAGTGAGATTAGTACGGGATCGAAGATATCGACTGAACCATCACTAGCAGTTGAGGAAGAAGCACCCATCGCATTGGATGGTGCGGCCTCACCAAGTAGTGTTGGACTTTGATATCCACCTGAACCGAAGCCTGCTTCGCGTGAAGCCTTCTCCTGGTTTTCTAGAAGGACGGCGGTGACCTGTCTCTTATGAGCATCCGTAATATTACTTAATTCTGGATGTTCGAGAACTGGTTGCCACTTCTGGACTAGATCTTCAGTTAGCATTATTTGTAACTCCTTTATTACTTACTATTGTCTTATATTATTTATAAAATACCTTATTTCTTAATACTTCTAGAAATGGCGGCGGCATAGTGTACCATATTTTTAGGTAGAGGTGCTTCATCCTCTGTTACTTCTAGAGGTTCATTCTCATCAACGAAACCTTCTACTCTATCTTCGTCGGTGAAATAACTTTCTTTAATCATTGAGACTTTCTCACGAAAATCTTCTTCTGATACAAACTCTACACCAGCAGCTAGATTATCTAACTTCTCAGAATTAGCATCGGTTAGCGCAAAGGAAGCTTCCGTAACAACATTGTTACGAATCATTTTTTCGATACTATTAGATAGATCGACATTCTTTGCGATTTCCCTGTTAAGGTTCTCTTCTAACTCTTCTGATTTCTCAGAAGCATCTGCTAGAACATCGACTTTATCTTCAGGAATATCAATATAACTATCCTCAAATAACTTCTTGAGGCCAGCCATAAATTCTTCGGAAATCTCGGTACGAATACCAGATTCAATAGCTAAACGATTCTCATCATTCCATTCGTTAATTACATAATCTAAGAAATTGTCAGTCTTTTCTACCATTTCTTCGTGTAGTTTACTTGATTCTAGTAGATTTTCTGATTCTAGTTTTTGAGTTACTTCTGTTAGTTTCTCGTTAATCTTAGAAACAACAGCGGCCTCGAAAATAGTAATGGCCTTTTGCTTGAACTCTTCTGATAACTCTTCGTCACCGAACATAGCTGCTACGTCGGCAGTTAGATCGATATCGTCTGAGGATACTGTAATAGCATCTTCGTCTTTAGTATCTTCCACGATCTCTTCGCTATCATCATCTTTTACTTCTTCCATCATCTTACTATGAAGACCCTGGAGAGTTTCTTTATTCATGCCATGAAGTTTAGTCATCATGTCATTAAGCATACCTACTTTAGTAGATTTCTTTTTCTTTGTTCCAACGGGATCAGGCACTTCTGATTGCCCATCGTCCGCTTTGAATTCTTGAAGGTCTTCTTCTGTAGTAGCGTCTTCAAGAATTTCTGTATTCTCTTCGGACATATTATATGCTCCTTTTTACTATGTTTCTTAAATATTTATAATAACTGTTATTTTAATATTTATTAAATTTTCTTCATGAAATTTTCGAAGATTCGCAGTTTGGTCGATTCTAATTGGGATTTACTAGCTTTCTTAATCTCATGTTGAGATTTTTCTACGAAAGTTTCTACCCATTTACCATTATTCATAACCCAATCTACACCTTCCATAATACCTTCAACAAAGGCATCTGGAGCCGATGGATCGGCTACGATATCAGCGGCTGTTGCGAGATAAAAATCTTTTTGTACTTCATTAATACCATTCTTAGTTTTAAGAGAACCCATGCCGCGTGAGGAAACGCCCAATGATGCCCCTTCTTTAATCAAATTCTTCACAATAGTTCCATAGGGTGAATCCATAATCTTGGCCCGACCCATGAAATTGTCACCATCTTGGTATAATTCTTTAATCATATGAGAAACTCGTTCTAAATTGATAGTTGGACCCTGAGGATGACCCAACTCACCAAAAGCACGGTTCTTCATTACATATTCTTTGTTATAACGTTTAACTTCGTTCTCTAAAATACCTGTAGGATATATCCGCCCATTCCGATTAGGTTTATTGGCTTGCATAAAAACACCTTCAATGAAGTATTCTTTCTCGCCATCAGCATTAGCTTCGGTTATATATTGTACACTATCTTCTAAAACTTCGGTAATGAGTTTCATGTTATTCTCCAGATACTTTATGAAACTTAGCCACTACTGTACCAGTACCACCAGAAAGAGCAAAATGAACATTAGCTACTCTATCACCCAAATAATGTTCTAAACTCATACCACTAGATTGATAGTCATGATTGCCACTACCACTTAATTGAGCTACAGTATTACCACCTCTAGTTACTGTCCAACGTTCGGTTCCATTAACTGACCACATCAATTCTGAAATAGACATCTCGACAACAGTTTCTCCAGCACTATTTGCTGAAGCTAGAGTAGCATGATTTAATTTAAAACCATCTGTGGCTGAAGTTGAAAATACTACATAACCATTAGGTTTATTAGATTTAGTTACAATAGGCATTAACCAGTCCTCTTCGCGAAAGTAAGCATATTCTTATA